CAATATTATTGCTTTTTGGAATAAAAGTCAAGAAAAAAGTAAATTATTTTACTTGTTGTTTTTTTTTACAAAAGTTTTGTTGTAGTAGATAGCCCCTGCATCAACTGGAATGATAGCGTCGAACATTCCGTGCCTTTGACCGTCATTAAAAGCCTTGATTATGGTTTGTTTCTCGTCAAGTTGCAGATCAATGGCAAGATCGATCAAAGAATTAAGAAATTCTTTTTCGTTTGCGCTTTTTGATTTGTCCTGAGTCAAGGCCAAGTTGAGTATCAATTCTTGAATCGGAGTTTTCATTTTCTGAGTAAAATCTATTAAAGTAGTCCATAGCATCAATTTTCAAATCTTTAGCTGCTGTAATTCTACCTGCTTCATAAGCTCCTACCACACATTGCCTTTCCATACTAAGCAGTTCTTGAATCTTCTCAAACACCTGACAATCAAGGTGATGAATTTTGTCGCCCGCTGCGTCCAAAAAAGTTTGCAAAGCCGTTTTCATTAATGATATTTTGAATTAAAAAAAGTTTCAGGTTTCTGATGTACGTTCAATAATCCGTCTCTCTTGCCGTGCAAAAAAGCATCTTCAATTTGTTTCCTTTCCTCAACAAGTAGCTCCTCAATTGTGTTTTTGATTGCCCTCAATTGAAATAGACATCCGCTTTCTTTATTCTCTTCCATTTCCTGAAGCAAAAGTTTTAGCGGAGTTTTCATTACTTATTTTGTTTCTCAGAACCAAATTTATATAATTCCTCGTCATCTTTGATAAGTTTTTTCATTCTCCTGTCAATCAGGATCATCTTTATCTTGTCAAAAAGGTAAATACAAGCTCCAAATGTGCCGGTTATATTTAGCAGTTGAAGCAAAAAGTATAAAAAGACAACTACAATAGATATAGCCGCAGATACAACAAGGGTTATTGGAAAAGTCCAGATCATTGCGACCTTTTCCATCAAGGAAAGTGGTTTTTTCATAATTAAAATTTAGAAGCACATGCGGGATTCGAACCCGCAGCAGCCATAAGGCCGTTTTTCCATTTAAACTAATGTGCTTGCCAGAGAAAGGTAAACCTTAATTTTCGTAGACGTAAGTGACAACTTGCTGCGCGTCAATAACGAATCCGTCTCTCTTCAATTGCCATGAAACAGCGATTGGATTCTGCTGAGGAGGTTGACCTGCACCAGGGTAAGTTGTTAAACCTGCCTGCGCTCTAACTGAGAATGGCTTGCTGAAATCTACATTTTCAACTGTCTTGTCCATTTGATAGGAGTTCTCGTGAACCACTCCATCTACGTCAGTGTAATCAAAAATGCAGTAGAATGTTTGATACATAAACTCCGTAAAGTAGAGCTGAACTGTTGATGGAATTGGCTCTTGTTCAACTGGTGGATTTTGAATCAAATCTTCTTTCGTTTCTTTCTTACAAGAAACAAGGGCTAAAAGGCCGAGGATAAAAATTGCTTTTTTCATTGTTGTTGTTTTTTAAATTAGAATGGAGAATCGTCTGAGTTGTTTCCTGCCGGAGAGTCCAAAAGGTCGTTTTTAGCAGTTTGTGCTGATTTGTCTGATGACAATATCTCAATGTTGTCGCTGATGATAGACACAAATAGCTTTTTCTGATTGTCTTTATCAGTGTATTCCTCCATTTGGATTTTGCCTTCTACAAGAACCTTTGTTCCTTTTTTGATGTAGCTGTTTACAAAGTCAGCAGACTTGCCGAATGTTGTGATTGTGAACCATTGTGGTGGTGCATCCTTCTTGAACTTGTCATTTACAGCGATTCTGAAATTGCAGATGTTAGTCTTTTCAGTTGACTTGAATTGTGGATCTGCACCCACGTTGCCGGATAAAATTGCTCTGTTCATATTACTTTTTGTTATTTACTTGTTTAATTACATCTCTGATGCCATCAATTACTAAAATTAGCAGCACTATGCTGATTAACAGCAGGGTATATTGATATCTTTCCATTACCAAGGACTTTCATCATTAACGCAAATTCTGTCTCCTGGATAGTATGCGCTGTATACAAGCGGATCAACGATAAACGTCTTGCTCTCGCCTGAACATTCATTCTCAACTATAAAAAGATAGGTTTGGGATGCTGTGTGAATGCTATCCTGTAAAATCACACCACAATTACAGAAATCTTCCTTACCATAGCCTTGTGGCTTGTCTTTATTGCATGCATAGATGAAAAAAAGCACCCATACCGAAAGTACGATTAAAAATGTTTTCATTGTTGTTGTTGTTAAAATTTAGTCTGTGCAAAAGCCTGCTTGACATCCGGATCCTGTACCAAAAAAGAAATCTGTTTGCAATCCAATTCTTTTAATTTTGTCATAAGAAGCTTCCTTTTTCCATTGTAATTTCTTCTTTCCACTCTTTGTTAGCTTCTCCTGCTCCATGAACCAGTTCATCTTTTCAGGCTCATCTTCAAAATTGCGCCTGAGTTGTTGCATAGGCTTGTGGAAGCATCCAACACAGTTGCTGTCGGCAGGGAAAATCAAATCTGTTGTTTGTACCCACTTAATGACGTCAGGATGAATTACTTTATCTTCGATCATTGGATAAGCACATTCTCTCCACTCGATTTCTCCCCATCTATTTCTGCCATCTGATAATTTGCCAATAACAGTTTTGAAGTGAGTGTTTTGATTATTGGCTCGTTCCATTTCGTCCCATCTAAAGCCAATATTCATTTTTACCTTACCAAAATTGTTGTGGCAATAATCAAATATTGGACGCATTTTCATCTCCTGAGTGCAAAAACGAAGCATCATATTTGGCAAGATACCGCCTTTTTTTTTGATTACTTGCTCAAAAGTATCTCCGGTAACCCAGGTTATTGCAGATCCTTTCATTTGTTCAAGTTCCAAGATCACTCTCAAAGTCCAATCGCTTTCAGCAGTTGCAATAAAATCCTTTCCAATTTTATCACTGACAAGTTGAACAAGTTTTTTGTCTTTTGGAGTACATCTGCCGTCTTCAATCAAAACAAGAGCAAAAATATCCACATCTGCTTTGTAATGCATCGACATATAACTTGATGTCTTGCCACCGCTAATTGAGTTTACTGTAATCATTGTTGTTGTTGTTATTTATGATTACTTCCCTCCAGGTCGCACGATCTTAAGCGGCTGCGCACTTGGATTGATGATGGTGCTTTCGCTGACGATCAACTGATGATGTTCACACCACTGCTTGAAAGTTTTGCCGCTCTCATGCTTAGCTTTTTGGATCCCACGACCTTTATCGTCTTTGGCTTGATCTCCATTCTCGTCCAATTCGGGTTCAAAAGTGCATTCATTGAAGTACATGTTCTTTAGGATGAACATAACTGCTGCCGGGTAATTTACCATTTCATTCATACTGTTCTTGTTTAAATTGTTCAATAATTTGGCGTAAATCTCGTTTATTTTTAATCAAATCGTCATAAAAAGTTTTGACACACATCTCGTAGCACATCTTTTTGATGTCTGATTCAAATACATTGTCGTAGCCCTCTTTTAGCACCTTTTCAGCGAGCAATCGAATTGACCTTGCGTCATCCTTGCTATTGGCTTTGCGATTCTCATTCTTGTGCTTATGGATCGTCTTTGCAGTCTCGTAAATCTCTTTCTTCTCATCAAGTGTCATCTGAATTAGATTCAGGTTATTCTCCAGGGTGGAAAATACTGCACCAAAACCACTTAGCGTTCCTTGCAAGTTTCCAGTGTCACGATACTGCTCAAACTTTTGTACAATGTAAGTTTCCACAAATTCGTAGAAAATTAGACTCTTCTCCTGCTCAGTCATCTCTGAGTCAATCGGTTTCTGCTCAAGTTGTGATTTGAATTCTCTCATTGCACTTGCTTTGTAGGTGTTGTAACTATCCATGATCCTGCCGACATATGCCGCGCTAAAATTTTGGAAATGTTCCACATCACAATTTAGCTTTTTTGCCGCTGCAAGTTTAAATGCAATTCTGAACTCTTCAGGTGAAAAATATGCAAGTTCACTCTTGACGAAATCAAACAATACCATTTTTTGCGATTCTGAGGGCATATTTTCGGCTTTAATCCCGATTAAGGTCATAACATACCGCAGTGCCTGTTTGAGTGGCTCTAAATCGCTTAAATCGCATATTCGGTTTTGATGGGATGCAAGGACGATTTCTCGACCGTTAAAAGTTCCGAAGCGCATTTTCGAAATCTGCTCCTCGATTGTTTGGTTTGTTGTTGTTGGAAGTTGATTCATTGCTTTGTCGGTTTAACCAATTGTTTAATGTGAGATAGACGCTCATGTACTTTGCTGCAAGTTGTTTGAAGTTCTCCATGCGCATCAGAGTCTGCTCAATTTGATCCTGAGAAAACTTTTCCAAAAGCTTCCGGCATTCATCCTCCGTCATCTGACTTTTCAGTTTGCAGACAAGTGGACAATTTTCTCTGATGAAGATCTGGATGGGGTGAAAAACCAAAACCTCGTTCAAACTTTCTTTTTCTTTCTTTTCTTCTTTTCTTTCTTTTTCTTTGAATAAAGGTATCTTAGTATTATTACCCTTATTATCTAAATATATATTATCTATATATATATTATTATTATGGGAAAAATCATCAGAAAAAAGCAAATTTTCAGAAGTGGTTTCATTTTGCTTTTGGTTTTGCTTAAGCAAATCACCTTGAATTTCTTGTGTTTTTGGTCTTCCTCCCAGGCTTCCTGCCGCACTTCTAACAAACCTAATATGCTCATCCTGAACGATTCTCTTGCAAAAGTACGCTCCGTCAGTATCAACTTTTATCAGATTATATTTCAATAATTCTGTCATCAAAAGTTGGATTTTTTTCTTAGAAATTCCGAAGATTTTCCGAAGATTTTCTTCATTTAAAATCTGATTTCCGATGATCAAATATCCTTTTTTGTCTGAAAGTTGCATCAGGCAGATGAGATCGATCCACAATCCACGAGCCTCAAGACTACACATTCTGATACCGGTATCGGTCATCCAATCAGAAGGGAAGAACTCGAAACTCGTGGATTTTGACTTACTTATTTTTGTGGATTCATTCATTTTTGGAGCGTTACAACAAAGGCGTTGTACTTAGCATCTTTCTTTGTTCTGACTCCATTAAGCACATTGCTCACAAAAGTCATAGAGAACTCAGGAAAGTCTGCGCAGAAAGCACGAACGCTTTTGTAATTGGTGAAAATCATCCCTCTGATGGCCAGTCGCTCATCATTTGTCATAAATAGACCTTCAGCATCGATAGATTGAATCTTTGTATTGATTTCCTCCACAAGCTTATCCTCAGATGCTTTAGGCATGCGATAGGCAAAAAGATTATTGATCTTAGTGTACCGGATACCACTGATTCGTGCAAACTCCTGGATGCTTCCATACTTATTTCGGATTTGCTGCTTAAGAGCATCGTAATTCTTCAATGTTACTGTTGTTTCTATACTTGTTTCCATAAACTGATTATTGATTTTGATTATTTAAAATTTGCACTTTGTTTTCGCCCGCTTCCAATAGCTCCTTATTTGTTTCATTCTCTAAAAGTTCATATACCTCATCTTCCGTTTTACAGGCATTGATTTTCTCAATCATATTATCATATCTATCAAATTCAGCGATAACTGCTTTGCGATCGGTGACAAGTTTCTTAAACTCTTCATTGGTATGCAGGTCCGGATTTGATTTCCAAATCTCAGCAAGGCAATCCATTTCCACGCAAACAAGGATTTTGTCATAGACCTCCTGATTGGAAACCATTAAAGGGATTTTTTCCTCTTTAGGCTCGATAACGATTTGATTTTGGCCAACCTGATCTGGTAATTCATCAGCCGTGTAAGGCATACCACCAAGTTCATCTGAGAAGCAAAGTCGGAATCCTTGTGCCATAGCTACCTTTTTAATCATCGTGTATGGCTTATCTGCCCAAAACTTAGTTGGCCTGCCTTCCTTTGTGCGCTGTACATATTCGCTGTAGAATACCTCATGCACAAATGGATGTGTAAAGTCATTCCGGTGAATTGTGATGATCGCCTTAAGGCTTCCATCATCCAATTTGCCATCGGTCGTTACATTCCATCCCGATAAACGGCCGCTACGCTCTGCTCTTTTGATGTAGGTCTCATAGCCCACAATGACGCTAAAGTTGTTGCCATACTTACTTGCGTAGATTTCACGCTTGAAAGGATTAAGACCGAAGCCCTGGGCAATTTCAATGAATTGAGTTACCTCAGCCTGGGTTAGGTTAGAAGCAAGATTCATGCTTCTGAGGTAGTTTTTGACACGCTCGATGTCAAATGCTGCTGCTTTTTCTATGCTATTCATGTTGTTGTTGATTTAGATGTAAAAATACAAAAATGTTTGGTTATTTTGATAAAGATATTTCAACTGTAGTCTTAGAACTTTTGATGGCCGGATAGAGTTCTTTGAGTTCTCCTGTGAATTCATCAAGCATAGTTTGCTTTGACTTTATCATCTTGAGTTGCTCCTCCAGTGCTTTGCGCTCCGATCCAATTACATCTTCGCGTTCTTTTATTTCTTTCCATGAGGGTGTATTTTCAAAATTGTAACGTACACCGGCCTCTTTATGCTTAAAGGTTACACCGTGCTTAACGACTCCGGATTTGGCCTCAGGCCCATAGAGATCCAATTCTGCGACCGCTTTAGATCGTAACTCCTCTTTTGCCATTTCAATTACTTGGCTCATGAATTCGATATGCGCAAGTGTTGATAGGGTGTCGATGTTTCCTTGTGCGGCCTCATCAATTAAAGATTGGGCAGTTTGCTTAACAAGTGTTTTGCTGAAGGTTTCATAACCTTTGGTTTGCTGTAATGTATTCATCTTAGATTTGATTTATGAGTTTGATTTGAATGATATTTTTAAGAAGACCACCATATTCTGCTACCGGGGCGCAGCTAACTACCTTTAGGACGAAAGCCTGTTCTATGTCAGCTAACTCTGATCTGGAGACTTTTCTGCCCATCATATTGCCTGTATTTAGCTGTAGAAGTATGAATTTGATTTCAATGTCACTAAATTTTTCCATCACTTCACTAAAGAGTGGCATATCTTTGCGAGCGTTGTTGTTGTGACCCGATTCTTCAGGTTCAATGCTCAGGGTAGGATTTTTAGTCCTACCCTTTGTTTTATTTTTAGAATCCTTCATATTGGTCATTTTCATAGTGGTAAGGATTTTCATATGTATACAATACTTCATCGATAGACTCATTCCACGTTGATAGCGGTTTTGATACTTTGATCATACCCATATCATCTACAGCAAGCATGTGGTCAGCGATTACAAAAAAGGTTTGGCAGGTATGCTCATTGCGGCCAATTTCACGCGCACCGGCTATTTTCAGACCGATTATAGCTTGCTGAGCGGATTCATCTTGCTTGAGTGCATATTTGCCGAAATCCACTTCAGATACCGGTATAACACCGTCCAATGTGCCAATTTCGCCATCGCTGTTTTCGAGCTTAAGATTTCCGACAAAGTATTCATTCACAAAAGTTCCATTGAATGAGATCACCTTTGGAGGGAAGAAATCATTGAATTCAATGTCATTTGGAATCAAATTGATGTGGCTCTGTTGTGCCGGATTCATTTTTGTGAGATAATAAAATTTCACGGCCTCCATAGGGTTAGAAAATTCGTGAATTTTGATCTCTTGATTAGAGAAGATAAAAACTGTGTGCTTATTCATAGGATTAAATTTTGATGTATTAATATTCGTAATTCATAGTAGATAGACCGATTCCGTTGAATTCATAATTCTCCATGTCGGGCCTCATTTCATTCCGGCTGTAGATTTCCTCAGCCTCATCATAGGAGTCGAATTTTATTTCACCCTCATCTATTTTTGTGGCAATGTATTGGACTCTTGTCTTGTGGCTCTTTATGATCTGGACTCCGTTAAGTAAAGCGATGTAGGCAAATTTGGTATCCGGATTATAACCGAATTCGAAAATAGGTTCATCCGGTGCATGCATCGCATATGCTGAGAAGCATTCGGATAGACACCACGCTTGATTGGTGGTGAGTTTTTTGTTGATTGTATTGGGTACCATAGGAATTAATTTACTGATTTAAGTTCGTTGATTTTTGGATCATTATTTCCTCTGCGCAGAAGGTTTGAGTACTTGAGTGCATCGATATAGGAATCGAACGTTTTTGTGCGCTTAGAAGATGGCTGCCACCGGCAAGCGAAGTAGGATACTTCAAATTGAGAATGCATAGTAATAGGGTTTTTTTTGTTGGTGTAAAGATACAATTTTCGCAAATAAAGTCAATAGAAAGTTTTGAACAATTTTGTTTTAATTCTATAGGCTTATTTTACTTTTTTGCCGTCCCAGATACCGTAAGCTTTCGCGTATGGGTTTCCATTGATCAGCTTTTCATAGACTTTTATGACGGTCCCTACAGGCAACTTTTCATCGAGTTCGAAATAATGACCACCGCCTAAAATTGACCAGTGATAGCCGGAAACGATCTCATTGTTGGCCAACTTTTCATTGATCGCCTTTTTGCTTTTAGATTGTACGTAGATGTCCATAGTATTTTTTGTAATTATTAAAGTTTGCATTTTTGATTATTTTTTTTTATTTATTGATTTTTTAGCGTTTGCACATAGATGCGTATTGAGACCGGATCCGACTATCTTTTTTATATTCGGCCTCTGTGACCTCCATATATTTTTTGCGGCTCATAGAAGCCAGAAAATTCATCCTGTGTTGATCGTTATTGATCGTGACATCCATAGAGAAGGGCCAGCCTCCCAAATGTTTGAAATAAAAGGTTTGTTTCATAGGATTAATTAAAGTTTGGATTTGGTACATTTAACAGAATTCTGGTGACGTTAGAACCGAGATTATTGATGTCGTTAATATGCGAAAACCAGGACTCACATTCAGAATATATAAAACCGGCATGACCGTATTTTTTCGCTACGCTATTAATAAAGGATCGAATTTCGATCTCTTCATCATTAGTCAACCCGGAGTAATCACCGAGCATAATAGCGCACAGATAGAATTCCGGGATAGTAAATTCGTAAGTGGTAAAGCGATTTTTTGAAAGATTCAATTTTGTTTTCATAGGGTTTTTTTGTATTAAATTTTCACTGTGCATACATAGGTAATTTCCGATCCTGTCATCTCGCTATAGTCGATCGATTTAAATTTCACAATTTTGTGAAGATCCATAAAAGACTGAATTTCGCTAATTTGCTCTGGTGACATATTCGATCCGTCATTGAATACGAGGTAATCATAATACCAGAGAGGTGCATTGATTTTTTTTGTTTTCATAGGAGGATTAATTTTCGACAAATATACAACAGGCCAACAATAAAAGTCAAGTTTTTTTTTAAATATTTTTTGTATTTTCGATAGATGGCTAATAGCCAACTTTTTATGTATTATTTTTTTTGTGTGAGTTTTCGATCACACGCTAAAGAAGTATTTTCGACAGACCTATAATAGAGTTTTCGACAGATCGATAATAGGCTGAAGTTATGTTTTCGACAGATCGATAATAGCATTTTTTTGCCGGTCCTAAAAGCTCGAAATTTTACCGGATCAACAGAAGATCAACGGAAGATCAAAAAAGAGATCAACAGCAAAAAAAAAGAATTTAAAACCGACCGGATCCAAAAAAAAATATCTCCATGCGGCCGCGCGAAATCTCCATGCGGCCTATAAAAACCGGTTTAAACTGATTTTTAACGGATCAACACCGGATCAACAGAGCACCGGCAAAGGATCAACAGAAGACAAATAAACGGCCGGCAAAGATCAACACCGGATCAAAAAAGAACCTGTTTAAATCTATGTCGGTAAAACAGCAAGCAAGAATGCATGCAAAAAAAAACGGCCGCAATACGGCCGCAAAGGATCAACAGAAAGAACGCGCAAAGGATCAACAGCAGACAAAAAAGAAACGGCCGAAAATAGGCCGGCAAATAAGCAAAAAAAAACGGCCGCAATAAGCGACCGTTTAAACCTGTGATGCGTTAGAATTTAAGACGCAGCATAAATTGCGGTCTCATCATTTATCAGGTCGTTATTTGTCACTACAAATCCGGAACGGTCCTTTTTTGCTTTGCCTTTCGCGCGTAGGCCTAAAATAGTCCCTCCTTTGACATCTAACATAAGATCGTCGCGCGTATCGCCATCAATAACCGGAAAGCCTAAATAGAAATCCGGCAAAGTCTCAAAAACGACCGCAGCAACCCCGCCCGCATAAAGATGCGTTAATACTTCGCTCTGGTTATTTTCAGAACGTGAGAACGTCACTACGTAACGATGACCGGTTGAAAGAACGCGTTCACCAGCTTTCTTCAAAATTTTGGTATAATCGTAGAAAACGACGTTAGAAGCGATCGCCAAACCAGAGGCCGCGCACATTTCAACCAGCTTAACATCAGACGTTCCGTTAAGACGGACGGCCAATTCGCCGGAAATCTTCGAAGCTTTTTTGTTGATCTCAGCAACAACACGCGCAACAAATGCGCGGCGATCCGCTAAAAAAAGCTCTGTCTTATTGATGCGGGCCTGGTTTACTGACTGATATACACCAGCGAAACCGGCCGTGAATAAACAGCCAAAAATGCAACCGGGCGAGGCCTTAGGGCACATATTGACACCTTGTGAATTTTGGGTAAAGGGTGCAAGATAAAGGATCACAGATTCACGCGTATTTTTAGCTGTTTTAGCGTTCGAAGATCCGGGAGAAAGTAGATTTTTCATAGGAGTAAATTTTAGGGGTTTAATCTGTTGTTATTACTTTGACCAACCACAACCGGCGTTGTCGTTTGTAAGGTGGTGAAATCCGCTCTTTTTAGCTTTCAAGTGGCTATTGTATTGCATGCCTTTCGACGTAGAGCAAGATGTTAACAGCATGCAAGCCCAAACGATAGCAAGTGAAGTGATAATGAATTGAGCTACTTTGTGTGAAGTCTGATTTTTCATAGGAGTAAAATTTAAAATATTTCTTGTTGTTTATTGTGGTACAAATGTAATACAAACAAACAAAGAAAGCAAGAAAAAAATAAAAAAAATAAAAATATTTTTTGTTGTTTATCTCTGCAAAAAAAACGGTCGCCGGCCGTCGCTCCATTGGCTGCTCCATTGGACCGGATCCGGTAAAATTGAAACGCTCAACACCAGGTCGAAAGAAAGGAAGCAAGCGAAAAAACCAGAGCTAAACAAGATCAAAACAAGATCAAAAAAAAATCAAGTTGATCAGCTGTAGAAAAAAACGCGATAGACATTTGCCCCCTCATTTTTTAAATTCATTTTTTTCTGATTTTTTGTAGCGTGAAAATCTGCAGACGATCACCGGTTGAAAATCTGCAGAGCGTGAAAAGTTTTTTTTTTGCCGGGACGGATCACAAAAAAAAGAAACGGGAAACGACCGGAAGAAGAACACCCCCCCCACCAGGGAAAAACTCTTCGAGGAGAGTGCTTCTCCTTACCCCGGTATTTTTTTGAAATTTGGCTTTAGGCTTCTGACCCAAACTTTTTGTGCAACAGAGATTGAATAGATTCGTATTATCTTTGAATAACAAATCGAAAGAACATGAAAGACACTAATAAGAAAATAGACAAGGACGAGGAGAAGAAGTTGGAGGTGATTGAGTTTGTGACCAAGATCTGTGAGCACTACGCAAGCGGTAATTACACCATTGCTTCGTGCTGCGGCAAGGAAGGAATCAGTGTTAGAGCCTTCAATCAGTACTGTAATAAGTACGCCGAGTGCGCCGACTTATATAAAAAGGCCAAAAGAGACGCAATAGGCGCATATAAAGCAGAACTGGTAGAGAAGGCTGAGACGGCCTTAGTTAAGGCCATAGAAGGCTATTATATCGAAGAATCCGAGGTCGTTGAACGCTTCAATAAGATGGGTGACCCGGCAGGAAGGGTTGAGAGTAAGAAGAGGATCTTTGTAAAGCCTAATGTGACTGCTATCATTTTTGCTTTAAAGAACTGTGACCCAATGAGTTGGAACAATGAGGGAATGCATGAGGCTGTTGCTGACGAGCAGGTGTTTAAGATTGGTGATCAGGTTATTAAGTTTAGCTAATGATAGTGGCTGCTAACCCGATGATACGTGGTTATGCGTTAGGGTTGATAGATGCTCATGGTGGTATCTTAGAAGCTTACTCATTTGCTGAATATATTTTAACCAGGATGGAACAGAGGATATGCCTATTTGGAATGAATAAAAGGTTATTGGATGAGTATGAGTTCTATGCTGATGTTTTGGATTATATGGACGCGATGATTAGGATGAACTAATGGAGTTACCAAGATACATACTTGATGGTATTCACTTTAGCATCGTTGAGACGGAGCTTTTGATTTCTTCAATCTGTAAGGATCATAAATCTATCCGGTATGCTGAGCGGTTTATTTATTCAAGGCTGACTGAGTATGAGATTGGGATTAGATCAAATAGCTTGAATGACATTGAGATGCAGGATTACTTAGATTGGAAGGATATGGCTAATTACTTTAGCATCCATAAGCTTTCCTTTGAGCGTGAATTTTATAAAAAGACAATATGGTAGTATTTGAGCCTTTCCCAAAGCAGAAGGAGTTTATTGAAGCGGCACTAAGTGGTAATTACAGCTACTTGATGTACGGAGGAGCAGCAGGAGGTGGAAAGACCTATGTCACTATGGCTATTGCCATTATGCTTGCTAAGTTTTACCCAGGATCCAGATCATTTGTTGTGCGGGAAAGTTTACCACGTCTTAAAAAGACATCTATCAAGAGTTTTTTTAAGCTTTGTCCCAAGTCTTTTGTCAAGAAATACAATCAACAGGACAAGCTTGTGATATTTAAAAACGGCAGTGAGCTTCAGTTCATCTCAGAGAACTTTCAAAACGACAAAGATTTGACGCAGTTTGATGGATTGGAAGGTAACTTTTTCTTTCTCGAAGAGGGTCAAGAGCTGCAAGAAAGGACGTTTAACAAGGCAATCCTGCGCTGTGGTCGTAATATCATCAGCCCAATGCCTCCCAAACTCATCTTTATTACTTGCAACCCAAGTCAGAATTGGACTAAGGAAAAGTTTTACAAGCCATACATAGAAAGGAGTATGCCAAATAAGCATTTTTACTTACCTGCTACGATGGCTGATAATACTTTGCTTCCTGAAGATTACATTGAGAGTTTGAACAATCTTGATGAGATTACACGGGCAATCTTTGTTGATGGTAACTGGGATGCAGTGGATGTAGATAGACCATTTGCCTACGCCTTTGATAAGAACAAAACAGTTAAGCCAAATGTCAAGTACAACCCAAATGAGGACTTGTATTTGTCCTTTGACTTTAACGTAGACCCAATTACTTGCATCTCAGCGCAGCATTATGGCGGCAAGATTAGGATTTTAAAAGAGTTCAGGCTACGCAACTCAGACATCTTTGCCCTTTGTGATGCAATTAAAGCTGAATATGGAAGTACACCATTCATTGTTACAGGTGATGCCTCAGGTGCAAACCGCTCAGCGATGACCAAAGGTGCGATGAACTACTACATGATTATCAAAGAACAACTGCAAATCACACGCAGCTCATTCCGCGTTCCATCATTCAATCCGTCTATCAAGAACTCAAGGGTGCTGCTCAACTCATTGCTTGAAAAACACCCCGACTTTTTGATTGATGCAAGCTGTCAGTTCTTGATTAGTGACCTTATGGCTGTGGAGAGTAATGAAAGTGGTGCAATTGACAAGGCAAGAGACGCAACTAAAACTCACTTGCTTGACTGTTTCCGCTATTATTTGTGGTCATTTCATAGTAACTTTGTGAAATATCTAAAGCAAGCATAAAATGCCAAAAAAATTAGAAAGATGTGTAAACGACATCACCAAAACAGGTAAAAGCAAATCAAGTGCTTACGCTATTTGTACAGCATCACTAAATAAATCAAAGAAAAAAGGCAAAAAATGAACTGGTTCAAGCGGAAACAACAACAAAAAGAGAATATTAAGGTAGAAACTGTTGTAAAAACAGGTTCACAGGTACCACTGCGTGAGATTTATATAGATAAGCAAGGCCGAAAGTGGTATGAGTTTGAAAATGCACTGATGATTCCGGCAAAACGGGCGATTGCAGCTGAGGTTGCTACCAAAATGCAAGAAATGAATCTTACAAAAGAATCACTCTTAGAGCTTATCGCCAAAATGAAGGAGCATGCTAACAATGGAAAGATTGTGGACATGTTTTCTATCCTGCATGAGATTGAGTTTAGGCTCAACTTTATTGCTGAAGAAGAGACGCTGATCAACCTTGCTGCGTGTTACTTTGTAATTGATGGAGAAGATGAGACTGATTTCAGTGAGGTTGAAAAAAACAACAAGGTAAATTACATCAAATCAAATCCGGAGGCGTTCAATTTTTTTGTCCAAAGGGCGTTCATGTTCACAACGAAATATTCCGAACTATCAGAAGTAGATATACAAGAGTATTTGACACAGAACGCCCAAAACGTAGAAAGGATAAAACAATATTTAGTCAAGCAGAGATTATAAAGTACATTGACGATCTCAACCTTATGAATCAGCTGATCTGCGATAATAAGGTTTCTGAGATGAAGGTGTTGGAATCTTTGAGTGTTGACGAGTATTATATGACTTTAAATACCTATATTCGAATTGGCGAAGAAAGAGCTGAAGCAACGGATAAGGCTACTTCAAGTGGTGACAACAACAACGCACGAAAAACATCACTAAGAAAATAAGTCAATGGCAGTTAAAAACGTCACTTTTGAGGTTATTGCGAATACCACTAAGGCAACTGCATCTTTAAATGCACTCCTCGTACAGCTTGCTGCAATACAGAAAAACGCTACTATTAAAGTAAGCGTCAATGCACAAGGTGCTATTCAACAAATCAATGCTATAAAGTCTGGTATAAACTCTATACCAACTCAAAAAAAGATACAGTTTCAGAGCAATTCACAAAAAACTTCTCAGGAAATTGGTGGAATCACGGGTGCTATCAACTCAGTTTCACAGGCTGTTGCTAACTCAAGCACCAACTTCGTTCGTCTTCGAAACGTAATTGCTCGTACTGGTCTTGCTTTAAGTGGTGTTGCTATTGGTGCTGCTATCACGTCTTTAGGTAGAGCAGCTATCAAGGCATCTTCAGATTATGAAGTATTGAAAGTTGCATTTACCACATTCATTGGAAATGCAGAATTAGCTGAGGTAAAGATTAGAAGTTTGCGTGAATTTGCTGCGGAGACTCCTTTTACAGTTGACGAAGTATTTAAAGCCTCCAGGACACTTCTTGGTTATGGTGTTGCAGCAGGTGAACTTATTCCGATCATCAAACGTCTTGGTGATGTTGCCGGAGGAACAGGTGCGCCACTTGAAAGGATTGCGCTTGTGTTTGGACAGGTTAGAGCAGCAGGTCGTTTGTACGGTCAGGACTTACTTCAGCTCATTAACGCAGGTTTCAATCCGCTTCAGGAGATTTCAAGGACTACCGGAAAATCTTTTGGTCAGCTAAAGGATGAAATGCGTAAAGGTCTTGTGACTTTTGAAGACGTAAACCAAGCTTTCATCACAGCGACAAGTGAGGGTGGTAAATTCTTTAACCTCACAAACGCACTTGCCAATACTACTCAAGGTCGCTTAGCCCGTCTTAGTGAATCATGGACAGAACTTTTGCGTGTACTTGGAGACGGACTGCTTCCAACATTCAATTCTGTTGTAGTAGGATTCACAAAAGTCATAGTCGCTTTAAAAGAATTACCTGAAGTTATTGAGAGGAATAAAGTTTTAATTCTGTCTCTTACAGCAGCTACTGCACTTTTTGTAGGAGCGCGTAATAAAGCAAATCAGTCAATTATTTTGGCAACTGTTTTGGGTGCTGCTGAAAATGCAGTAGAAAGAGTTTCAAATGCTCTTTACAGAACAAAAAATGCACTGTTGCTCGGTACAACCAGGTTAACTGTTGGTATGACGGTGGCTCAAAGAGCGCAAACAGTCGCTACAAATATTGGCGTAGTTGCACAAAACGCATTCAATGCAGCTGTTCGCGCAAATCCACTTGGACTTATATTGACCATTCTTGCCGCAGCAACAGCGGCATGGTATGCTTATGGTGATTCTGTTGGTGAAGCTGCTGATGAGTGGATTGATCTTAATGACGTTATAGCCAAATCAGAAGCAGAAACCATCAAAGGAACAGATGAAAGACTTAAAAAAATAAAGCAAGAACTTGATATTATTGAGCAAACTAAAACAGGAACTAAAGAAAGGACAGATCTTTTAGCGGCATTTAATAAAGAAAACAAAACTCAACTTAGGGATATACAAGATCAAACGCAATTTGTAAATAACCTCGAAGCTGCTTATGCGGGATTAAAGGTTAGTGTTGAACAACAAGAAAAAGCAAAATCATTAACTGCCGGACAAGAAGAATTGACAAATCAAAAAATTAAACAAATTGAAAATCTTCAAAAAGAGGCGGGTAAACTTGGCATTGATATACCTATCACCTTATTGTCGGGAAGAGATAATATTGAAACTGAATTTAAAGCAGCTAAGGATTTTTTAATTAATGAACAAACAAAGCTACAAGAGGATATTACTTTTATAGATGGTTTAGGTGGGGAAGAGCGTTTAAAAAGGGAAAAAGAATTGCTTGCTCAAGGCTTTAAACTTAGAAGAGCGCAATATACAGATGAGGAGGGAAGCCTTATCATGGAAACTGTTGACGCTGATACTGAGGCATATGAGGAACAGGCAAATGCAATTAAGAGCAAATTACTTCCTATTCTTGATGAAGTCAATGCAACTCAAACAGCAATTGCCGGAGTTCAGATTGAATTGAATGCATTGCCATCTATCATACCTTATGATCCAACAGCTGATGACGCTAAGGCAGAAGCGGACAAGAAACGACTTCAGCAATACAAAGATTATTTGAATGAGTATTTTTCTTTGCTTGATAGGATCAGAAAGAATAATGAAGACTTCAGAAAACAGTCTATTGAATTCCAATTCATTGATGCGGCTAACTTTGAAGAAGAAGTCGCTAAGCTTAGATTACTTGACAAAATAAATGAAGAAACTATCAACAGACAAATTGATAGAGAAATAGAATCTGTTCGATTTAAGGATTTGACTGAGCAACAAAAGAATGATTTGATTACTCAGCTTGAAATCATTCGTGGTCAAGAACAGCAAGCCAGGGCTTTTGATTTGCAAGAAAGAATCTATGAAATTGAAAGAGATGGTGTTGCAGCAAGACGTAAAGTTTACTTTGAACTTCAGGAGCTGGAAAGAGAGTACTACCGCGATAGTCTTAGATTCCAACTTGATAAACTTACCCAATTCTCACAGCAAGCAAATGATTTGATTCAGGAGGCTTTGACTCCTTCTAATGTTCCATTTGAAACTGCGACCATTGGTTTCCCATTGATCGCAAGACCTAATAACTTTGATTTTGAGGATATCGTTCAACCTCCTATTGAGGCTATTGAAGAATTGAGAAGCCAGATCGAAGCTTTCAGGGCTGACCAAAATCTTTTTGATTCTACTCAACAATCTTTTGCTGAAGTTAGAATTGCCTTGATTGATGAGTTCAATGCTAAATACGGTACTACAATTGGCAATGTTGAAAATGAACTTGAATTGCAGGATCAGTTGAGTGCTGAGTACAATAAACAAGTAGCAGCATTGCAAAACTTGAATCAAGAACAAAAGCAGTTAAATATTTTCCGGTTCGCAAGAGGTGTTGCAAAGGGTGAAATAAGCTTAGTGCCATTTCTTGAAGAACGTAAAAATGAAACAAAGGATTACTTAGAGACGCTTTCTACGATATACGAAAGCGATAGACAAAGTATTATAGATCAAAGCAAGTTTGATACTGAACAATTTGGTGTTAGCGAAAGTGACAAGGTTAGAATTAAAGGTGAAGCAGATGACAAGTTGAAAAGATTGGATGATCAATTCTCTACAGATAAACAAAACAGATTAAACTCTGATGCTGATTTTGAGAAAAACCTTCTCGCTCAACTTCGTGAGCTTTACATTCAAGATAAAATTGCCAGGATTGAGGCACTTGAGGAAATTAAAGATGCCTTCTTAGACTTCCAAAAAGTATTTATTGAAGGACAGATTCAGCAGACTGAGGCTGCAATATCTGCTCAGGAAAGAAGAGTTCAGGCAGCTCAGGAGATTGCAGACAGAGGTAATGTTGTTTTGCTGAAGGCTGAACAAGAGCGTCTTGACAAACTCAACCGTCAACGAGCAAGCTTTGTACGCCAACAGCAAAATCTTGCGGCAGTTGAAATTGCAGTTAATTCTGCTGTTGCTGTTGCTAAAGCGGCAGGACAACCAGGTTCACCATTCACAATCTTTGCAATTCTTGCGGCTATGGCTGTTGGATTTGCACAAGCAAGAGCGCAAGCACAGTCAGCAGCTACTTTTGCAAAGGGTGGTTACACAGGTGATGGTCATCAGTTCCAAGAGGCGGGAACGGTACACAAAGGTGAGTTCGTTATGAATGCTCAAAGAACTCGTCAATACCGTCCTTTGCTTGAAGCAATTCACGCAGGTCGCAATCCTAAAGCTTTGCAAAGTGTACAAGACAGAATGCTTATTGTAAACTCAAAGTCTACCGATGAAAGACTTGAGCGAATTGAAAGAGCGATTATTGGACAAAAAGGAATGCAACTTTCAATTGATGAAAATGGAATCAACGGCATTGTGTCACGCATTACCTACAAACAACAAAGAATAAACAATAGAGCGCGATGAAAGCACCAGTAATAATAAAGCTCAATGGGGTATTGATAGAGAGTGATATAGATGGGGTTGAAAGCTTTGAGGTCACTTATCGTGAAAGTGATGAGCAAGGTGTTTTAACCAAATCATACAGCACCGAACTTACTTTCTATGGAGTTGGATATAACTTACTAAGGGCAGCCTTGATTGATAATCCAAATGGATTTATTGCTGAGGTAAGAGCTGAAGTCTTTGACGAGTGCTGTGGCAGATTGGTTTTGGACGGTATTATTCGAGGTGATTCTATTGATTGGTGCGAACCTGAATGTTGGATAAAAGCTCAAATCATTGAAAAGACTCCTGAGCTTGACTGCATTAAGTCAACACTTATTACAGACAACAGTGCGCCTGATTTTTTCATGAATCGCCCACAAAAGAAACTAAGGTATTGCGTTGAGATGCGTCCTCAGTTTATAACGGAGATTCTCCTTGCAATATATTCTATACTCAGTTCAGTAATTTTAGTTGTATTAATACCTATTGCAGCTGTTGTTGTTATTATTCAAACCATTTCCCTTATTATTTGTTCAATTATTTGCGCTGTACCTGGTACTCCTTGCAATCAAGACACTTGCGAGGATGGAGATTGGACTAATCCTGAAAATGCATGGAGGGAAATAACGGGTTGGCTTGATGATTTTCAAAATAGACTTATTCAATGCCAATTTTATCACCCAACAGCACTTGTTAGAGATTACATTGATAATGTTTGCCGTAAATGCGGCCTTACTTTTGAAAGTTCTATTCTTAATGACCCCGCTTCACCTTATTATAACCTGCTTTTGTTTTCAGCACCCGTAAGAAGAGGATATAACCCATCAGGAACAGAGCCAAGACTTATTGCTGATAACGCGCCTCTTGAAACGTTGGATACGCTATTTCAGCGTCATTTAAAACCTTTGTTTAATGCTCGCTATTGGATTATAGATGGGGTCTTGATATTTGAAAGAAGGGATTATTTCCAAAACTCAAATACTTGGATTGACGCAGAAAACTTGCTTAATAACGGTGAAATATTAGACAATCGCATTTGCCTTTCTTGGATTGATGATGAAAAGTATGCCTATGGTAAATACACTTATTTGCAAGATGGCGCTGACTTACTTGCCTATGAAGCAGCTGATAGATTCAATACTGTTGTGGAATGGAATGACCCTCCATCTGCTGCTCAAAAGGGATTTATGGATAACCAATTTCAGTCGGGTATTGCAAGATTTAGGGACGATAGAGCAGGATGGGAGGCAACAGGCTTTGGTGGTTTAGCAAATGCAGCTCTTCAGAATGCAATCGCTAATTCGCGTGACACACTTTTGATGTCGCAGCATACAGCATTTAACTACAAGTTCCTTATTTGGGATGAGTTCTCAGGAGATGAAACAGCTCGAATAAAGCGTGACTATTCCACAGGCTTTACGGGAGGCGATGTGATAGGTGATGTTTATTATAACGTTTCAAATTTTGAAGAATTATTTGAGAACGTGCCTCTTGACCCCACAAAGCTTTTTAACTACCCAATGTGGTTCAATGAGAATAACACAAATAATCTTTACACTTTATTTCACTATATCAACAATCCGAGAACACCAGGAAATAGGCTTTACAATTTCAGCTTTGAGTTTGAGTTTGATTGCGCTCAATTTGATGCAATAAGTTTTTCAAAAAACATTAGACTAAAGGTTGGTTCGGTGATTAAATTTGGGGAGATTAAGGAGCTGAAGATTGATTTCATGAAAAGAACTATTGATGTTTCAGGCATTGTTTAATAAAAAAGCAAGAAAATGGCGATACATAGATTAGTATTAACGGATGGGATGAACACCGTACAGTCAGGGCTTACAAATAACTTTTTGTTTGACTGTATGTACTGCGCCTATCCTGTTTTGACATTCACCAATCAGCATAATTCAACACTTACGCTGACAAATATTATTTATGCGCCCGATTCAGGTAATCAGTCTCTTGTTACTATACAGGTAAATGGTGCGCCCGTCAGCTTTCCATACACAATACTTCAAGGTGAATCCATAGATATTTTAGTTGAAATATGTGGTTATCCCGCCACTTGGGGAATGACTCTTGTAACTGTCGAGCATAATAATGATGCTCAGTATCAATTCCCAATGACGGGAATTAATGGTTCTGACCTTTGGGATTCATTAAATATTGATTTTGGAAACGTACCTGTTGGAACAAGTGCGACCGTAGTAAGAACTATTACAAATATTGCATGTGACACTCAGTATGTTCAGTTCACAACATATTTTTGTGCATCTCCTTCAGGTTTAATTCAAGTTGGTGCAGGAATAGGCATACCACCTCTCGCTGTTGCACCAGGAGCAACTGTTCCAATAACACTTCAGTGGACTCCAACTTCTGTTGGTCAAGTTTTAAACTGCAACTTATTTGATAGCAGTGCATTATGCACTCCTTTCACCGCAACAGGATTGGCTACCGAAGCTCCTCCTGCAAGTTGGATTGTAAATGAGGGGCCATTAGAAACGAATGGAAATCTAAATAAAATGTTTTGCTGTTATGGATGCGGATACAGTGAAAATACATTTCGGAACACTTATACGGAAAACTTAACAATAAGTGACTTTGTAATAGATGATGCGAGTTCAGGAGTTGTGGTTTCTATTTTATCAATAAACGGAAGTTCACCATCATATCCTTTTATAGTAGCCCCTGATGATACTTTTGTAATTGAATTTGAGGTTTGTTGGGATGAAGTTACTTCTCCGCTTAGTCCTTGGACTGGTCATTTTGTTACTCAGTTAGGGGCTGAGCTTGACCTTGTTTTTGAAATGATTTGTCTTACTCCAGGCACTTACGGGGGTTGGTCATCAACGAGTGTTAATTTTGCAGATGCGATTGTTGGTGTTCCTGTAACACAATCAATTAGCTGCTTATCACAATATTTCTTTCATAGTTTTACTCCAACTCTATCAGGTTGCACGGGCGTTACTACAAATTCTCCCGTTAGTATTTTTCAAAATACAGGAGGTACAATAGACATCACTTGGACTCCAACAACTGAGGGTGAAGTTTTATCATGTACTCTTGATGATAACTGTGGAACTATAATAGATATTACAGGTAATTCTGTCGCAGCTCCTTGTGAGGATTGTTTTTGCCTGCTTGATTTAACCATCAAAACTGAGAATGACTATATACCTCCTTTCAGCGGTGCGGAAGACCCGTCTGTAATTTACAACACTGCATCATTTCTTGAAAAGAAAACAGCAGTATTTTCATTCATATATCCCGCAGGAATAAATTCTCAGTGGAGATTTCAGTTCACCCCTGCTTTATTCTTGACTGAGTGCTTCAATCCTTTTGAAGGGCCGACGATAAGTGTCCCTGTACATTATGCGGTAACTTATCTTCAGTCATTTATGCCTGATGGAACCGCTCAAACAATGAATTTGATTGGGGCGGGTGGTAATCAGCTTAATGTAAAGAACTGGGAATGCACTTTTACTCCAATTTCAGCTGCACTTGGCACATTCAAGATTGAGTTTACTTTCTATCAGTTACAGGACATAGGTCTGTGGATGGACAGTTTTCTTTACGATAATTTGCTCAAATTAAAGCGAAGTAGTCGTTTGTCTACAATTGATTGGTGGCAAAACACTTTTACATCAGTTTACAATACCAATAGTCAATTAGGTAGTGCCTTTATGGTAATTGACCCGACTATATTGGATGAAAATTTTAATACCACCTATTGCCAAGTCGTAAACTGTGCTAATTATACAGCGAGATTTTATGATAAAGGATTATACAATGGATTTGCTGAATTCTTAAATCCCACTTGGAATCTATCAAGGAGTTCGGGAAATGTAACAAACTTCTCAGTCTTAGAAAACACAAAGATTGAATTTTCAATTACTATTCCTGGTGCTTACTCAGGCTTTCCAATTTGCATCCTCCATCTTTTTGATATAACAAGCGTAGATAATAATGTAGATTTCTTGACCTCTTCTGATTCCTCAAGAGTAAGAGTTTTAACTTATATTGGAGTTGGTGTTTTAGATAATCATTTTATCCGTCCAGGTACTGTATCGCTTGTTGGCGGGGCGTGGAATTTTTCTCTTTATGTAGACCAAAATCTAAACCCAAACAACCAATATCGAGTTGCTGCTATTGTTTATAGCGGTGATGGCACTATGGTAAATACTTTTTTATCAGACATATTTGATGTTACTCGCTATCCCGATATGAACTGTGAATGTCAGCCTGAAATTGAATCTAAATTCCTTCAGTATTGGCAACAGACTAATTCAGACTGTTTACGCCCAGTCGCTAAAGAACGTATTGGACATTCTTTAGTTGTAACTGATGGTGAGTTTACAGAGTGCATGGAAACTCTTGGGCTTGATGGATTTGATTGGAAAGAGCAAATACAAACCGTACAACTAAATATTTATAAAAAAATTGAAGGTTATCCAAATCCTTCTAAAACTACATTTTTTCAATATCAAACACATAAATCAATTAGAAATGATGCTTTTTTCGGAGGGTTTCAAAATCTAAATGACATGCTTGTTGGTGTTGGTGCTAATGAAATTTTTAGTAGAATCATTAATCTTCGTGTTCCTTGGGAAGATTTGCCTTTTGTCGGTCAAGTGTTCACTGCTGATACCGCTACATACCTAAATCGCACAAACATAGGCTCAGCGTCAAGTGTAGCCATATCCGCAAACAATGTTGTTCAAAGTTGGATTGATGAAACCGTTTATTTTGAATATGTATTTACTTTTCAATTGCGTGACCAAGTTGGTGAACCATTCTTTTGGAATATTGTAAAAGCATTCCCTGTAAGTGCTATTAATTTAGAACCTGACAATTCAGGCAGCGAAAACATTATTACAGAAGTAATCATTGAAGGTTTAGACCCGATTACAGGACTTTATGTTGAAATTGAAGAGCCAATTTGTTTTAAAGATTGGGATGCAATCAAGCTGACTTATCAGGCGGATAGAGAAGGTAATTTTATCTTCTTTATGGAAAAAGAGCCATTTGGATTCAGCACAATCGTTGAGAATAATGAGTTGAACAGTCACTTTGGAATGACTCAGCTGAATAATCCACTTGTGCTTTCTATGGATACGTTCTACGACCCAGTTACATACCAAGCCTCTGTTGTTTTAGATGCTCCAAGATTTGATGATGCTACATACAGATTCTGCGGATATATCAGTGAGCCACAAGCTCCTGAAGCATGCGCTTATTTCATGAAATTTGCAAGATTTTCAGGAGGTGGTGTAACATTTTCTCCTACAACTCAAACAGTAGGCACAGCAACAGTAGGATTCCCCACTATTGTATTTGGATACCTTGGATTGAGGGCATCTCTTGGAGATACAACATTTCCAGTAGACGGTAATACTTATGTGTTTGAGTGGAATTATGCTTCTCCAACAACATTAGTTACTGAAGTTTGGTTTGGTCGTCTTATTATATCAGGGCCGCCTAACTTAATAATACCAATCGGCTCAACATCAGGTTCTTACTCATTTATTTGGAACGAAATTGCGGGGGCTGGTTCTATTCTTTTTAGGTGGCAAACAGGAACGCCAATGACCAATACAGGAGTGTTCAAACTTGGAAATCAATTGTGCCCATAAATGAATTATTTTTGAAGTATGGAACTATTCGATAGTTATATATTAGGAAATTCATACTACTGTGACGCAACAAGCACATGTGAATATCCTGCACCAAACTCAAGGGTCTTTTGCCACGATTTATCGACTATGTGCGGAATTTGCAACGGACTTATCACAACAAATGGATTTGTTCTATGCGATTGTGATGATTCTTGGAACTGCAATCTTTGCGCAAATGACCAACCGTTTTGGATTCCTTTTGAATCAGCAGCTCCTTTAAATGGTGATACTTTTGACTTTCAGTTTCAGCAAGTTGACGAAGTTACAGAGGTTGAGTGTATAAACGGATGGCTCCCGAGTAATCTGTTAAGCCCAACAAATACAGCGTTTGCAACTTTTGAGATAAGAACTTGCTGTGATGATGAGCCTCTTGATTTAACCGAGCAAATGTTTGATGCTATTGCCCCACTAAACTATGTCGGTAGCTATAACACAACTGATTACTTAGGCAATGTAACTGCGAGTCCTATTCAAATGATTCGCTTTAACCTAAATGCTATCAGACAGTATTTAGAGGCTGAAGAACGCGAGACTTGTTTTTATTTCCTATTTACTTTTACTGCAACACGTTTTTGTTTAGGTCTGACCGAAAAAACAAATGAATACTGCTCAGAGCCATTTAAGCCTGTAATTTGCGACAAGAACAACACTCAAGTTATCGAGTCTATCTATCCTAAAAAAGATTGTTTCAGTTTTTATTACGGCAATAGCTATAACAGCGGAATTGGAACTCCTTTCCAATACTCAAACCGCCTGAGAGTTCCTGGTTTCTTTGAGCAAAGCAGCTTTTCAATAACTAAGGAAATAATAGGAGCTTCTTTAAGAACAACCATGTCTCAATACAATGAGATTTGGCAGCTAAAGACAACTCACGTACCGCCTTCTTTTGCAAAGTATATTGTAAATGTTTTGTCGGGAAGAAATGTTTTTGTCAATGGAAAAGAATATCAAGTTCAAGGAGAAATAAACAGAAACAACGAGGGTGGTTCTCATTGGTATATGGAAATCAATTTTGAAACACTTGAATGTAACAAATCACTTACTTGCGAATGATAACAATTGAAGATATAAATACAATCCTCACGGACACTAAATACAGACCTGATTACTATCTTGACTGGTCTAATGTTCGTGAGACAATGTTTGTACATACACGCGGCAAAAAGCCTGGGCGTATCCTAACGGAGCGCAGACCAAATGAAGACCCTGAAATTAAAAGATACAGGGAGATGATTTATGAGCCAATCACCAAAGGCTCAATTCAAAAGGCAATAGACAAGCTTTACCGCATATTCCAAAACGCCAACTTCTCAATTCAGGTTAGCGATGAACTGAATGCTTACTTGAGTACAGTTAAGTTCAGTGAGAACTTCTTTTACTCATATATCCAAAAGTTTGTCGTGCCTCGAATGATTGAAGACCCAAATGGATGGATTGTTTGGATTCCAACAGGTGAGGGATTGACTAATCCATCTGTAAAGGTAGATGTAGAGCCTTTGATTGTCGGAACAGAACAAATTAAGTATGTTGACCGCTATTCAATCACTTGGCTTGACCAAAAGGAAAAGAGTAGAATCAAAAAGTCAAATAAGTATGTAGATGAAGGTCTTGTTTACTACACACTAACGACTGAAGGTTTTTATCGCCATGAGCAGTTCGGTGATGACCGCAAGATTCAATTTAGCGTCACACCCGTATATATGCACAACATCGGCAAAGTGCCTGGTTGTGTTCTTGGTGGTGACTTGACTCCTGAGAAATACTTTGAAAGTTATTTTAGCGCATTTGTGCCTTTTGCAAATGAAGCTATTCGCCAATACTCTGATTGGCAAGGAGTAATGACTACGTCTGCTTTCCCATATCGGGAAGAAGTGGGTGAGACTTGTGACGCTAAAGGATGCCGTGACGGTATTATTTACGACTCAGAAAACGAGGAGCACGACACTTGCAGACGTTGCAATGGAACAGGTCGTATTGTTTCTCGCTCACCTTTTGGTGTGTTTATCCGTGAAAAAGGCAATTCAGCATTCTCAGGTGAATCGGGAAGTGAGCCACTTGTAAGATTTATTAGTCCACCAGTTGACATCATTCAATATTCAGGAGATGCTTGGCAAACTTTGCTCAAGAAAGCTGAGGATGCTTTGCACTTGAACATGATTGATGAGGCACAGAGTGGCGTAGCTAAGATTATTGACAGAGAAGATTCATTTGCTCAGCTGACCAAAATCAGCAACAATATCTTTGATGAGATAATTTATAAGTCGCTTGTTTACATTGAGTCTTATCGCAACGTAAGTAATCCACAGGCTCCAAATATCATCAAGCCTATCTCATTCTCAATGAAGACTGAGTGGGATTTGATGCAGGAGATTATCAATCTTACAGACCGCAATGCACCTGTTTCTTTCCTTATTGAGACTACAAAAGACTTGGCAAGGAAGCGTTTCAGCGGCAATAAGGCTGTTTCGCGTTTGGTTGAGGTGCTTGTAAGTTATGACCCTATTTATACCATCAGCGCAAAAGACAAGATTTCCATGATGCAGAGTGGTATCATTGAAAAGGAAGATGTTCTTAAATCACTTCATGCTTACAAGGCTTTGACTACCATAGTTGCTCAAAATGGAACTACTATTTTAGAAGAGCCAATCAGTGACATCTTCGCAATGATTGATGACTATCTTGCACCAATGCTTAGGGATGAAATAGTCGAAGAAGAGGCTCCAAGCATGCCCGAAGAGCCTTTGCAAGAAGATGAGAATTAATTATATTTGTAAAAAATAAAGCAATGAACAAGATAAAAGTTTTGAATGTGAAAACAGGCAAGGTTGTGGTTATGACCAAGTTTGCTGTTGACCAACTCAAGAAAGGTGGTCACTTTAAGAATTTTGAAGTTTTGAGTGACCTGCCTAAAGCCCCTGCCCAACCTAAGCCAGTTATAGCTGATGAAGTGGTTGAAGAAACTTATGTAGACGGTGAAGAAGCATCGGCTGAAGAAGGAGAGACCAAGCGTACATACCGTAAACGTAAATAAACAACAACATGAAAAACATTGAATCATTTTTAAAGAAAATCGGAGTTCCTTCCGCTACAATTGCAAAATTGTCTGCTGAGGATGAAATAGACATTGAGCCTTTTGTAAATAACTACAAATCATCAATGCAAGATGTTTACTCTAATGACCCTTCTTTTATTCAGCCCATCAAGGATGAAGTTCGTGGAACGGAGCTTTCAAAGATGGAGCATAAGATTAAAAAGACTTTTTCACTCTCTAATGAAGAAGTAAAAGACAAGAAGTTTGATGAAATTATCAATCTTGCTTTTGATAAGATGCGCAACACACCTTCAGAGGGGGCTGAGGAGCTTCAAAACAAGTTGATGGAAATCACTAAGGAGAACAAACGTCTTTTAGAAGAGGTCATCCCTGCAAAGGAAAGCGAGTCTCAAAATGCTATTAAACAGTATAAAAAGTCAAACCTTTTACGTTCAACGCTTGCTAAGCGTGATTTGATTGTAAAGGCAGATGCTATTTTACCTGCTGTTGAGAGCTTTTTATCGTCAAAATACGATTATGATGTGCTTGATAATGGTGAAATTGAGGTAAAAACTAAAAATGGTTTAAAACCTTTGAACCAAGATGGCACAAAATCTATTACCTTTGACGAGTTGATTGATTCACACCTGTCTGAACTTCAGGTGATAAAGCAATCAAACGCAGGAGTTGCTGCTCAACAAGGTCAAGCACCAAAAGCGGCAAATCCTGAAGCACCAAAATTCAACCTGCCTCACTTGCAGAAAGCTCAAGCTAACGCTGAAAGTCTTGCCGCAATGAAGGTATTTGGTAAAGAATAAATCGGAGCGGAGGCTCATTCACTCACCTGGGTTCGCACACCATAGTGCAATTCGGGGCTAAAATTCAGCCCATTCAATTGAATTCATATTCTTTTGATTGGGCTTTTTTTATTACCCCAAAAAAACAAATTCTAATTTTTTAAAAACAAAAAAATGGCTTTTACTCAAGGTTTATGTCAAAACCTGCAAGTCAATTTGAATGATGTTGCAGGAAACAATGCGCCACAGCTGAAGCGTGACCGCGTTGGTTATTTAGATGCGATTGTATCGCAAGAAAACACTGCGGGAGTTGAATTACTTCCGATTCCTACAAATGGAAAGAAGCGTATGGTTCAAGTAAACTACGCTCAGCGTGGTGTTGAAGCCGATGTTGCTTTGACTTGTACTAACAACTGTACTGCAACAAATGAAGTTTCTCCAAAAGAGACTATCGTTGATGTAGACAATTGCTTGGAAACAGCTCTTCTTTTCAATGAAGATGAGATGCGTAAATTGTGCGAAGCAGATTCTTTGTGGGTATCACAAACTATCATGGGCCAAATGAACGCTATCAACGTAGCTCTTGACAAGCAAATGCTCGCACTTCAATCTACTAACTTCGGTAACTTCGCTGATGGTACCGCTTTGAAGAGTGTAAAGTTGTTCGAGGACACTACAAACGCTTCACGCGCTATTGCAACTGCTCAAATCCGTCACCAGTACGATTTGGTTGGTTCATCAGGTTCTCCAATGATGATTGGTGGTGGTAACTTGGATTTGTTCGCTAAGGTGAATCAAATCGCTTGTTGCAACTCAACCACAGGTACTGACCTTGCTCGTTGGACTGACTACATGTACTTCAATGACCGTTTCGCTGAATCTGTACTTGGCGCAGGAAACTTCGCTGTACTTGCTCCAGGTGCTGTTCAATTGATTACTTGGAATCGTTATGTAGGTGACTACGCTAAGCGTAATGACGTGTTTGAACACGGTACTATCACTGACCCATTCACAGGTTTGACTTACGATTTGAAAGTACACTACGATGACTGTGCTGACCGTTGGGCTATCAAGTTGCAGTTGCACTGGACTATGTTCTTCTTGCCAACTAATGCTTTCGCTGCGGGTGACGATAATTCAGGTGTAAACTACACGTTCAACTTCGAGGATTGCTCAACAATCGTAGGTTGCGACTAATAAAACCTTGTTAAACTCTAAAATAAATTAAATAAAATGGCACTTTGTCCTTCTACTTGCTCCGTTGAACTTCCCGAATCAATCACGGGTGGTTGCGGTATTACCATCCGTAATGGTGGTATCTCTAAGTTTGCTTTTATTAAGTGTGATTATGTATTTACCGACCTT